GGAGCGGGTGCGCGCGAATCCTTTCGGTTTCATAGCAGGTGGTGATGCGGCTCTCAGCGAGAGTCAAAGCGCCATCTTGCTAGCGCTCGGTCTCACAAAGATCGGTCGCTGAATCACAGCTGTACCCTTCAGCTTACATAAGGGAACAACCACAACCAACAACAAACCCGGAGGGCCTACAATGCTCGCTGACCCCCAGACTGTCACCATTAATGCGGTGCCAGTCACGCTGCCCAAGATTGACGATCGTCCTTCGACGAACGTCTACGCTGATATCGCCAACGGTTCGACCCTGTACACCACCCAGCGGGTGACGGGCAAGGACAACCGACGACGGTCTTCTGCTTCTCTTCAGAAGGAGAAGATCGCTGCTGATGCCCTCACGGCCATCAACGCACGTATCAACGGCTCCTCGACTTTCTCTGTCGCGTACCCCACGGGGTTCACGGCGGATGAGATCGAGAAGCAGGCGCTTGCACTCATCGCCTGGCTTACGGCCAGCTCGAACGCAAATCTCAAAAAGATCATTGCGGGCGAGCGATGAGTGGTCTCGAAGCTATAGTCATGATCGCCATTGTGGTGCTTATTAGCATCTCACTGGCGGCCTTTGGCCTCGTAGCTTCACGACGGGGTTAGGTATTGTAGGCTGGATGACACACCCTTGATTGGGGATCATGAAAAGCCTACTAAACCTCCACCTGGCAGTGTTGCATGACGCAGCACTACAATGCTCTGTCGATGTGTCGAAAGATGTTGAATACATCTCTCGTCGCTATGAAGATGAGGGTGATTCGTTTCTGACGATCACCCTTCCAAAGCTAGCCAAGGCCCTTGAGAAAGGTCTTGCAACTGGCTTTTGGCCGAGTCAAGAGTCGACAAGTTTCTTGCGACTCCGAGGGCTCCCCGTATTTCTTCGGGGTTTCCTCACTCGTATCTTCGCACCTGATGGGGTTCTACTCAGTACTCCCGATCCAGATTCAATCTGGGCGGTGCGTCAGTTTTGCTATCTGACGCATAAAATCGAAAGGCCTACCTCTCCCGAGAGGGAACAGGCTGCCTTCGACAAGTACTGGGAGACAGACGCAGAACTGGAGGGTCTGGAGTTTTCACTTCAGGACCCGGAACATCTGGATGTTTACCGGATGTTCTCTTTCCTGTTCTCGGACATGCTATCAAAGATCGAGAAGAAAATCGATTCTTTGGAGCTTGTTCCGAAGCACGGCCCTGGCTCCACTGCTGATCGGCTTAAGCCGGCAGAGAAGTGGGACTTTGAGTACTGGACTGAACGGATGGAATCCGTCTTTCCATCGTGGTTCTACCGGAGTAATCTTACTTCGGATCCCCACGCGTGCTTGCGGCCTATCGAGAC